ATTATTAATACTGTATTTGATGGTGAGATTTGTTTAGTAGATGAAGATGGAAATGAAGATTTTCAAGGTGTAATGAAGCAACTAAGACGTAAAGATCATCAAATTAAAAATCCAGCTTACATGATGTTTGATATGTTAAATATTAAAGATTTCAATAATCAAAAGAGTGAAGAAATATTAAGGGATAGATTACACACACTAAGATCATTTTTAGATAATAATAATGATACAAATATTTTACGTTATACTGAACAAGCAGTTATTACAGATGGTAGACATTTTGATATGTGGTCTCAAATGGCTGCAGATGGTAATTGGGAAGGATTTATGTTAAGAAAAGACGTTGGATATGAAGGTAAGCGTAGTAAAAATTTAGTTAAAGTAAAAAAATTCCATGATGCTGAATATGAAGTTATTGATTTTGATATTGATGATCATGAAGTAGTTAGAGATGGTAAATCAGAAACTATTAAAATGTTAGCCCAAGTATGGATTGAACATAAAGGTCACAGAGTAAAAGTTGGTAGTGGCTGGTCTCAAGAACAAAGATTACAATATATGGATGGTTCAATAGTAGGTAAAATTATTACAGTACAATATTTTGAAGAGACGACTAACGATAAAGGTGGGATTAGTTTAAGATTCCCAACATTAAAAATAATACACGGAGAAAAAAGAGAATTATGAAAAATAAAGAAGAATTAGCATTAATGTGGATAATAGTAGGAGCAACGGGTATTGTTACTACAATTTTATATCCACCAATCTTATTAATAGGAATATTTATGTATGCAGCTATAAGCCTGTATAAACATTATAAAATATGAGCACTAAAAGTAAAGTATTAGACTATATAGAGAATGTTTTAGAAGTCCCAAGACAAGAGTATAATGGAATGTCAGCATGTCCGTTTGCTAAACAAGAACGAAAATCAAATAATATCTATATTGATGAGGTAGCATCTAATTTAAATAAACAGTATCCTTCGGATAGTGATTTTGTTATGTGTATGAGTAGGTTTGTTAAGTCAGGTATGAATTCAGCTGTGTTTATTCAAAAGGATTTTATTGAGGAGAGTGATACTGTGGGGTATCAAAAGTATTTGAATAGGTTATTAAAAACTTTAAATATAACATATTGGAAGGCGTTGTGTATTAATCCAAATGATAAGTTAGAGGCCGATGGGTTTAATGCTAGATCATTGGCTCCTTGTTTTTTAATATTGATTAACCCAAAGAAACAGATAAATGAAGCCCATAAGTCAATGTTGGGTACAAAGTATTATGATAAAATGAGTGATAAGTATAAAAAGTATTTAAATGTAAAATAATGACACAAGAAGAATTTAATAAGCATTATAAGGAGTTTTTAATGAATATTGGTGCCTTGGATATGAGGAGTATAATGAAGCTAAAAGGAGTGGATGATAAGGAGTTTGATGAAAAGATAGGAAAAGCAGTAGGCAATGTGGAGAAGGAGCTTGTAAAAAGTGGGAGTAGAGGAGATGAAATGGATAGTCCAGTGACGAATGATAATAAGAATATAACGACGTGAATGACGGGTGGACCTTTAACTCGAAGGTTTTTTTCGACATACCTTAATACCCGAATCCGTATATCCTTAATACGTGGTCTTAAATTAATTTATATGCGGTTTAATGCGGTTTATTTATGTCATTGTGGTGATATATGTTGTGGGTGAGGTAATGTGTTAAATGCGTTGATAGTGCTGGATAATGCGAGGTGTGGCAGCAGGGTTATGCGCCAAATGTGTCAAGCATTGATTCACGTGTGGAATACCTATATAAAAATATTACAATATATGACAAAACGGTGATGTGTTATGTGGGATAAAACGGGTTATGTATTAACCCATTTATTGCGCGCCCCCAACCCTTCCATAACGACGAAGTATATACTCATGAACCGCGCGCTATTCACGCCTTTTCATGGATATTCACAAACACATATGTAAAAATATTTGGATACCGCAAGGAAAGGTCGTATATTACGGTTGTAATGAGGTTCACCGTCACCACATGAGAACATACTGGCCATATGTCTCCAAAACAGGTTTAAAATAATCGCGAGAGTGGTTGGATACCGTACTCCTTGTTCGTATATTCACATCGAATATTAAAATAATGGTTATGAATGTAGAAAAGTTAAATGAATATATCGCCCTAGAGGCAAGTAAGTTAGATCGTTCAATTATTGCAACACCTTCATCGATGGGGGCATTAGAAGCGTTTGCGTATGGCAATCATGGTTCTAATGATATTGTTCTGATGCATATGGCTGTTAACTTAGGATATAAGATGGCTCTTAATGCGGTGGAGCATAAAGTTAGGCAATTAAATGTGGATGTGGTGGGGTAATGTGATGGTGAGTCCAGCGCAGCATATTATGCTGTTGGTTGTAATCCCGTGTGACGTACTTTATATTATGGTGGAGGGGTTGCCGTTCGTACCTTATGTGTATTCAGCATATTATGCTGTCGCACCTTATATGTACCCTATTATTAATAACATAGGGGGTTGTACTTAATATATTATATAGCATTATATGTTAATGCGTGGCATTTGGCTGGCGTACGTACGCGCATATATGTAAATAATACCCATGTATTGCTGCCGTCCATCGACGCGTGTATGTGGTAAAAAAGGATTTAGACGGATTATTTGATCGAGTACACCTCTAACCCATCGATTGTATATACTTATATCTATTTATATATTAAAACCACATATGTATAAACATGCCCCACAAAGTATTCATAAGACACACATATATCTACCAATGTGAAAAATGCCATGAAGAATGGACAATAAACGAAGCAGAAGATATTGAAAAACCCACATGCCCTCATTGCGGGAGAAAAACTGACGTTAAGTACATAATAGAAGATCAACGACGTAATCACCACCGTAAACATATTTGAAGACCCATTTCGGTTCAGGGTTTAAAAATCCACAGATCCGCAACTCTTTAGAAGAAAAAATCTTTTATATCGACAAAAGTATATACTTGCAATATTTATCATAAAAAATGGCAACATACACAGCAGCTCAGACCAAAGGTAGTGGATCATTAGGAGAAGTACTAACAGGTGCTAAAACATTCACAATCACTAACCATACAGGTTCAACAGGCACATACCCAATTGGATATCTTACATTAGAAGGAAATCCTATTGCGAATAAAAACTTATCTACATTAAACCCACAAGTAGGAACTTTAATTCCGGGTGGGATACTCCCATTTTCAAGTCCTAATATTACTACAACAGTCCCAGCACTAAACAGTACTTTTCTTTTTGATGTAGTTGGAGATACTCAAGGAAGTGGAAGTGTTATATCATTAACATCTGTTAATGGGGTGATTAAGGAAGGAATTGTTGTTGAGACAGGGAGTAATTTTATTAGTGGGGATGTTATTACTATATCACAAAATGACATACAGGCCGCAGGATTTACCAATGCTAATCGATCCGCTATATTGGACATATTCCCAGATAAAATAGATGGAAATTATATAGGTACTAATATGACAGGATCATTTGGAACTTACGCTAATGGTATAGAATCAGGATCTTTAAACCAAACTAACAGAAGATTTTCCATATCTATATACGGTAGTGGTGGTTCTTTTATATTCACACCATCTGCTACAATAGCAGTTAATTCCTATTACATAAAAGGTGTAGGTTCTTTTGATTTAACGATATCATGATCAATATTTTAATTATTAGTAGTTCTATTATTGTTGTAGTAATAGTAATAGAAGAAGTATTCAAAATATATTAAAGACTTCCGGTAAAGTACTTGGATACCCGAAGAATTGTTCGTATATTTACGGGGTAAATAAGGCAATAATGCCGGTTAATTAAAAAATAAGAGTTATGTTAAATTTAGAAAATGTAGAGTTTAAAAGTAAAAATGAATTAAAAGTATTATGTCCTGTTATATTCTCAGATAAATCCTCAGGTGAAGTATCAAAACATTACACACACATTCCAACATCAAAAGTCATAGATGATATGGCTACATTAGGTTGGGGAGTAGTAGATGCTAAATCAGTTAAAGCTAGAAAAGAAAATACTAAGGGTTACCAAAAACATCTAGTGATATTTAGAAATAATGATGTTGTTATTAATGGAGATGATGGTGATACTGTTTTCCCACAAGTATTACTTACAAATAGCCATGATGGAAAAAATGCATTTACCTTTACAGCGGGTTTATTTAGAATGATTTGTGAAAATGGATTAGTTATATCAACTTCAACATTTGAAGATGTAAAAATGAGACACATGGGTTATTCATTCGAAGAGCTTCAAGTTAAAATCAAAGAAATGGTTGAGAAACTACCATTAACAGTTGAATCAATGAATAAAATGAAAGAAACAGAAATTGGTGAAAAACAAGCTGTTGAGTTTGCTAAAAAAGCTCTTAATACTAGATTCACAGATAAAGAGTTAAAAAGAATTAAAATTAATTTCGAAGAATTACTTACACCTACTAGAACAGAAGATGAAGGTAAAGATCTTTGGAGTGTATTTAATGTAGTACAAGAAAAAATCATTAGTGGTGATTTCGAATACACAACTGCTAACAAAGTTAGAAAAGCGAGAGAAATTAAAAATTTCAAGCAAGATCAAAAAATTAATAAAGATTTATTTGAATTAGCTTTAGAATACGCTCAATAATATTAATATACCCCCGCAAGGGGGTTTTTTACAACTCACTCATGCCTATTACTAAAATTTCCTTAAACGAAGCATCTAATTATATCAGCCAAAAAGAAGATAATTTAAATTCCCCCCTTAGATACTATACACTTGAGTTAGATGATGATGGATGGGATAAAATAACATATTACACCTCCAGGAGGAAAGACATTTATAAAAATCGTGGTAAAGGAGACCAATGGGTATATGTTTTATCAAACCCATCTATGCCTAACTTTTTAAAAATTGGATATACTAAAAACGAGCCTGATATAAGGGCTAAACAAGTTGGATCCTCTACGGGGGTTGCATTACCCTTTGACTTAGAATGGGCATTTCAATGCTTTAATGGTGAACAACTTGAAAAAGAAGTTCATAAAGAGCTTGAGTCCTATAGAGTAAGCAATAATAGGGAATTTTTTGATATCCCATTAAATGAAGCAATTGAAGCTATTCAAATCCTCGGTAAAAGATATGTATAGGTAGTATATACGTATTTATAAATTAAAATCTGTTAAGAGACTTAAAAGAGAAGTTACTTTTCATATATTTATCCCTATGCATGTAAAAAAATTAATACTTAATAGGAAAAATAAACCTTGGGGTAATTTCCTGAAAACTTTAGTTAGAGATAGAAAACTATCCCCTTTAGAGAGACTTTCTACAAGAATAGGATATATGGGAGTTGGATTTTTGATAGCAGCCCAATGGACTGTTAATCCTTATTTATATGTTTTAGGATTTTTATGTGTTTTAATTCAAACAACAGTACGCAAACAGTGGAATTTGGTAGTTCTACAACTTAATGGATTACTTGCATGGTGTATGCATCTTTTATGCTAGTATCGCGCAATAGTCGCGCATAATTTCGCATACAATACAATTTACACATACATCGCACACATTTAAATTACCTATGTTTATATCACATTTGGTAATATTTTAATTTTTTGAGGAAAATAGTATATTATTCTAAATTCCTTGGATACCCCAAATATTATTATTATTTTTATACAAATCTATAAAATTATGAAAAATCAAAAAGAAGATTTAATAAATAACTTGATATTTTTAACATCAAGGAAAGATGATTTATGGTTATACCATCCAAATAATATGGAAGGGTTAAACCTTATTGCTGAATATGAAAGAGTTAGTAAACAAATTGATGAACTTAAAGAAAAAATAGAAAAATTTTGATATTTATCACCACAAAATAATTTTATTATGGGGAAATATAATGAAGATACTTTTTATGAAATCTACCAAAAAGTAGAAAATAAAGGAATTAGGAATAGATTTGATGATCAATTAAAAAAAATGTCATTACAAGAAAAACATAAACATAAAACCCCTGTAGAAAGGTGGGAATATGCATTTATGAAAGTAACCCAATCAATATCTAAATAGTGGGTAAGAACATGGATCATATATTTTCATTATTCTCCTCTAATGAAGAAATTAGTGGGGGGAATGATAAGTCATATATAGATTTTAAAGAATCTCCTGCATATTTTGTTGGAATGTACAAAAAATTAGTCTTGAATAATTTAAACTTTAATAAAAAAATAGTAAAAATGTTTAAAGATGCTAATTCTGATTTAGATGCTAATGAAATGTCCGAAGCTGGAGAATGGGTAACTTACAATAGGGCCTGGCATTACATCCAAAAAATAAACCTTAGTAATGAAGATCATATTTCTTCACTAAAAAAACATAATGATGAATATTTCCAGACCACAATAAAGCTGGGTATAAACTTCTTTGAGGAGCAAGAACAATATGAAAGATGCGCTCTATTAAAGAAAATCGAAGATATTTGTGAACATTTTGAAAAATAATTTGGAGTCGCCCTCTTTTATTCGTATGTTGGGGATACGGGCTTAAGGGAACAAGATAATTAGAGAAAATAAGGTTACTTAGGTATTAAGGGGTTAAGGAACACCCAATATAAACAACATAAGATATGAATAAAGATTTAATTGATAGAAGGATATCCCAAATGGAAGGGAAAATTTCAAACTTAAAATATAATTTAAGTGGACAATCATCAAGGGATGAATTTAAAAAAAATATAAATGATCTTGAAGAATTATTAGAAGATTTAAAATCTTTAATTGATAGAACCACTAACCCTCTTAGAAACGGATAATATATGAAATTAACAGCAGAACAAATTCAAGATAATTTTGAAAAGTTATATAATACTATTAATAAATACATATCAGACCCTAGAAGGGAGAAATTAATAGAATTTTACACTAAATTCGCAGACAGAATAGTAATGATGCCTGCTTCCCATAAAAAAGAATACCATAATGCATTTCCAGGTGGGTATGTGGATCACGTTAATAGAGTTGTTGATGCTGCTTTAGAGATAAATAAAATCTGGAAAAAATTTGGAGCTGAACAAAATTATACAATTGAAGAATTAGTATTTTCAGCCATTAATCATGATTTAGGTAAAATGGGTGATAGTGAGCATGAATCTTATATCCCCCAGACTGATAAATGGAGAAAAGATAAATTAGGTGAGGATTATATGCATAATAAACAAATTGCATTTGCATCAGTTCCAGATAGAGGTTTATTTTTACTCCAAGAACATGATATTAAGTACACATTTAATGAAATGATTGCAATCCAAACACATGATGGTTTATATGATCCCGCAAATGATAAATATTTGAAATCATATATGCCAGAAACTAAACCAAGAACATCACTTCCATTTATTCTTCACCAAGCAGATATGATGTCAGCAAGAGTAGAATTTGAAAAAGAATGGTTACCAAAATTTAAAGGAGAGAGTGGGTTGGATAAGCCAAAAGATAATTTTACATTGAACGGGAATAAGAAACAAGCTATTAAGAATAAAGCTTTAGGTTCAATAAAGAGTGAAGGTTTAAAAAATATTTTAGATAAATTATGATCGGTTATATAGTTACAATATGTGTTTTATCAGTATTAGTTATAATATTAGGTTTTACTACTTTTAATTTACTAAGAAAAAATGAAAAAGCAGAAGATATTGTGGTTGGATACTTAGATTATTTAGACAAAATCTCTAGGGTGATTGAAATTTCAGATGAAAAAGTTAAAAAAATAGATATTAAAGGCTCGTTTAAAAGTGATGATGAAATAGGTTTCTTTTTTGAACAAATCAAAAATATACAAGAAGTTTTAAATGACTTCAAGTTAAAAAAGTATTAATCTTATGGATTCCATTATTAGAAAGCATTCTGCTAAAAAACAGAAAAAAAACTACTTTACAAAAGAAACAGAACAGGCTATAGTTAGATATAATAACGAAAAAAATTTTGAAACACGTAGTAATATATATCAAAAGGAAATACATTATCCTTTTTTTAAACTTACCCAAAATATAATTCATACATTTAAATTTTATCATACAGAAGTTGAAAATTTAGAAGATTTACAACATGAGATTATGATATTTTTACTTGATAAAATTCATCTATTTAACCCAGAAAATGGAGCTAAGGCCTATTCTTATTTTGGTACTATTGTAAAACGATGGTTAATTGTTTATACAACTAAAAATTATAACAAAAAATTAAGTAATATACCTATTTCAGATCTAAATAATTATTCTAATCTAGATATGTCATCTCCTTCATTTGTAAATTCAGCTAAAATGGATTTAGGTGTTGAAAAAATAATAGAAGGAGAAACAAAAGATGAATTAGATTTTCAAGGATATAAATCATCAGATAAATTATCTTTATTTGTGGATCAGTATGTAGAATTTGTGACAGATAATATTTACGATATCTTTAAAAAACCTTATGATGCACAAATAGCAGATGCCATATTAGAGTTATTTAGAAAAAGAGATAATATAGACATATTTAATAAAAAAGCACTATACATTTATATTAGGGAGCAAGTTGATGTAAAAACTCCAAAAATAACAAAAATAGCTAACGTTTTATACAAAATATTTAAAGAAAAATATTTATTTTATCTAGAAACCGGTGCCTTCCCGTCTTAAAGGTTTATTTTAAGCATATTTATAATCAAAATTACCATGGGACATCTAGATTCAATAATATTTGGTAAAAAAAAATTTTCGGATATACTTGAGGAAATTTACCAAAATCAACAAAAACGAGAAGATCAAGTATCTTCCCTCATATCAGAACTAAAACCTTTAGTCCAAGAAATAGGTGATGCTACGTTAATAGTTCCACTGATTAAAGAATATTTAGATATTGGGGTTAAAAATGATGAAGCTTTAATTAAAATGGCTACTATTATTCAACGTGCTTTACAAAACCAGGATGAAGATGGAGGGTTTGGTATAAGTGATGATGAAAAAACACAACTTTTAGAAGAAATGGAAAAACTCCAGAAAAATAAGGATAAATAATGGCTAAAAGTACTACAGGTTCTACTAGAAATCAATCGGGAAATTCAACACCATTTATACCTAAAGGGGTATTTTCAGGAAGAGTTAGAAGAGTATTGTTAAATCCTGATGATTATCCTGATGAGTGGGAAGATAAAGGTGGATATGCTGGAATGGCTGGAGTATTTTTTTCACCATTAGATTCACCAACTATAAATGTAGATGAAGATCAATTTGCTCTTCCATTATTCCCAAATTTTAAACAACCACCTACTCATAATGAAGTAGTATATATAATTGGTTTACCTAATCCCTTTTCTCAATTAAGCCCTTCAAAAATATCATATTATTATTTCCAATCAATTAATATATGGAATAGTGTCCACCATAATGCTATCCCAGATCCACTTTGGGCAGACCCAGAAGATAATAGTAATGGTGGTAATGGTGATTATACCCAAACCGAAGCAGGAGTCCCATTAAGACAATCATCTGATGGAGATACAGAAATTAAGTTGGGTGAAACTTTCATAGAAAAATTAGACACAAGAGCTTTACAGTTATATGAAGGTGATGTTACTCATGAAGGTAGATGGGGGAATAGTATTAGATTTGGTTCAACTTCAAATGATGGTATACCTACAAACACATGGTCTGAGGAAGGTGAAGATGGTGATCCAATAACAATTATTAGAAATGGTCAACATGAAGAATTAACTGATCCATGGATACCTCAAGTTGAAGATATTAATGAAGATAAATCAAATATTTATTTAACCTCAACACAAAAAATACCAATTAATGCTATTAATACTAAATATTCTTCATACGATAACGAACCAATAATACCTAATGAATATGTTGACTCTCAAGTAATCTTAAATTCAAATAGATTAATATTTAATTCACGTACAGACAGTATATTATTAAGTGCTGAAAAATCAATATTTTTAGGATCTAATGACTCAGTTAATATAACAGCAGCTAATAAAACAGTAGTAGAATGTAAAGATATAAAGTTTGGTGATAAAGATGCAACTGAACCCATTATATTAGGTAATAAATTTTTAGCTGATTTACAAAAATTATGTACTCAATTAGTAGCTTTAGGAACAGCTTTACAAACCCCTATAGGAGCAGGTCCACCTTTTGTACCTAATGCTGCAATACCTGTACCTGCGGTTAATGTAACACAAGCGGCTCAAACAATAATAAATAAAATTGAAAAATATAAATCAAAAGTAACTACAACTAAATAATGTTAACTCCTATTATCATAAAACAAATTGTAAAGTTAGCAAAAGGAACAGCTAGGTTTGATGCTATGGCTGATTCTATGTTAGAAAAATTTGAATTAGGGTGTCCTCCTGCAGGTGAACTTCAAAGAATAATAGCTCAAAAACAACAAATTATATCAGCTTTAACGCAGGTATCAAGTGTTATTAACACTATTACTAAAATAGGTACAACTTTAAATGGTATATTAACAGGATTAAATATAGCTGTAAATATAATTAAATTCCTTCCTATTCCTCTACCTCCATTTTCTCCTGCATTATTAGCTACAGGTCCCGCGGTTGTAGTTGATATATTAGGAGATTTAGTAAAAGCAGGAAAGGGAGCAGTAGGTATTATACCTGGTGCTTTAAAACAAATAGCAGATGGAATAGCTGCGTTAATAGCTAAGTTAAATGCAATTGATGGTTTATTAAATCCATGTTTATTAGAAGCTGGATTAGATGGCTCCATTAATAACTCTGATTTAAGTACTGTTTTAGCTTCAACCGGTTTAAGTTCAAATGCTAGTGTTAACGAAGCAACAGAAGCTGAATTATTATTACAATTACAACCTAATTCTAATAATCCTCTTTTTTATAAAGGGTGGAAATTAGTAATTCAAAATGAGCCTAATAATACTTTTTCTTTTCCATCTAGAAGAATTGAAGGGACTAAAGATCTTGAAAAATTATATAATTTATCAGATGAAGGATATTCATATTCATCTTCAGTTACAGTATTAATTGAAGAAATTAAATTTAGAATTGATTTATTACAAATTACTGATCCTTCTCTTTTAAATCAAATGGATGGAAACCAGAGTGGAAGTAATAGTGGTCCTGAAACTGGAACTTGTTCTATAGGTAGTTTTACTACTAGAGCTGCTTGTGAAGGTGCAGGGGGTGTTTTTACATCTGATAATCCAAATGCTTCATCATCAGATACAACTCAATTTGGATCATTTAATTTTAATTCACAGGGTCCAAATAGACTTATGGGTCCTGGAATATTAACCCCTCAATTTGGTAATGTAAGTGCTAAATTAATGGTAACAACTCCCCCAGCAACTGTAGAAATTAAAGCTACTACAGGTAATATAAATATTAATTTACCATTAGGGATATCTTTTCGAAGTACTACTATAGTTCAATTCATAGCTACCCCAGATGCCGGTGGTTCTCCTATATCTAAAATAGTAACAGCGGGTCCTGGCCAAACAACAATAGAAACATTTGCAATTACAACTCCAGGAAGATATAGCTATACATTTGAAACATTAGAAGATAAATTTCCCAAAAAGAAAGACCAACAGATAGGAGATTTAAAAATAACATAATAAAAACATAATAATTTAATATTTATAAGAAAAATGAAGTCCACAGAATTAAAAAAAATGATAAAAGAAGCTGTAAAAGAGGCAATTCAAGAAGAACTTAAAGAGGTTCTTTTAGAAGCTGTGCGAGCTCCAAGACAATCAGTACCTTCACCAGTTATAGAAAATAAACAAACTCCCCAAACAGAAAAAACTTTATCTGATAAAAGAAGTTTATATGAACAGGCATTAGGAGAAACATCAATGAAATTTACATCTCAAAATGTCCCTAATACTTTTAAACCCCAACCTGGATTTGATTCAACAAATGGTACATTACCCCAAGGTGAATTAGGTTTAGACCAAATAGCAAATCTTCTACCTAAATAATGGCTCAGATTATTTCAAATAAAAACCCACTTGATCTAAATAAAAGAAAAGCAATTGGTTTTGGTTTCCCTTTAAATGGTAATGCTGTGTTTGTACCTACATACCAATCAAAAGACCAAATTCAAGCCGACTTAATTAACTTTTGTTTAACTAATACCGGTGAGAGAGTGTTTAATCCAAATTTTGGGTTAAATTTAAGATCCCTTTTATTTGAAAATGTAACTGATACTTCATTAGATGAATTAAAAGAAGTAGTTTCTTCTGGAATTGCAAGTAGTTTTCCTCAAGTTAAGGTTGAAAAAGTAGAATTTATTAATCAACCCAACTTAAATACTATTAATTTTATATTAAATTACAAAATTGAATTATTTGGTATAGAAGATGAATTAAATATAGAATTACAATAATGGCTGAATTAGATAGAGACATAAATTATATTGATAGGAATTTTAATACTATAAAAAATTCCATAATAGATTATTCTAAGGCATATTTCCCAAATACCTTTAATGATTTTACACCAGAATCTACAGGAATGTTATTTATAGAAATGGCATCATATGTAGGGGATGTTTTATCATTTTACTTAGATAACCAAGTACAAGAGACTTTCATACAATATGCTAGACAAACAGAGAACTTGTTTAATATCGCATATATGTTAGGATATACGCCCAAAGTTACCACGGTAGCGTCCGTTGATATTGATTTATATCAAACTGTACCTTCAAAAACAGTAGGTACAGAAGTTGTCCCTGATCTAGATTATACCTTAACAATCCCCGCAAATACAACAGTAAATAATCCACAAAACCCAGATTTAACTTTTATAATGGAAGATGCTTGTGATTTTTCAATTTCAAGTTCTATGGATCCTACTGTTATAACAGTATATGAAGTAGCTGGAGATTTACCTCAAACATTTTTATTAAAGAAAACAAGAAAATCTATATCATCTACTATTAATACTACTACATTTACATTTACAAGAGCTAAAAAATTTGACACAGTTAATTTAACAGGAGGTAATATTGTAGGTGTTTTAGATATATTTGATAGTAATGGTAATGAATGGTATGAAGTTCCTAACTTATCCCAAGATGTTATTATGGATTCAATTAGAAATACTAATCCTAATGATCCTAACTTTTATACAGATACGGAAGTTCCTTATTTACTTAGAACTAAACAAATACAAAGAAGATTTGTTACTAGATTTATGAATGAAACTACTCTTCAATTACAATTTGGAGCAGGTTCATCAGGTTTATCAACAGAAGAAATAATACCTAATCCTGATAATGTAGGTTTAGGCTTACCATTTGAAAAAACAAAACTAACAACAGCATTCTCTCCAACTAATTTTGTATTCACAGATACCTATGGTTTAGCTCCTTATAATACAACTTTAACAGTAAGATATTTAACAGGTGGAGGAGTAGCATCTAATGTAGAATCTGGCCAACTTACACAAGTTAATGATTCTGGAATAGCATTTAATAATCCTAATTTAGCGAATAGTGCGGTAGCAAATGTAACGTTTGCATCCGTAGCAGCTAATAATGTGTTAGCAGCTGACGGTGGTCAAGATGGTGATACTGTAGAAGAATTAAGACAAAATGCATTAGGTAATTTCCAAAACCAATTAAGAACAGTTACTAAAGAAGATTATATGATTAGAGCTTTATCTATGCCTGCTAACTTAGGAGTTATAGCAAAAGCATACTCAGCTCCAACCCCAGTATCACAATATCAAGTAGGTGAATTACCTACAATATTAGATTTATATATTTTATCATATGATATAAATAAAAAATTAAGAACAGCTTCAAGGGCATTAAAACGTAATTTACAAACTTATTTATCACAGTATAGAATGATAAATGATGCAGTTAAAATAAAAGATGCTTTTGTTGTTAATATAGGAGTTGAGTTTGAAATTATAGTATTACCTAATTACAATAATAATTTAGTATTAACTAAATGTATAAATTCTCTTATAACATATTTTGATGGAAATCGATGGCAAATTAATCAACCTATTATATTAAAAGAACTATCAGTTTTACTTGATAAAATAGAGGGGGTACAAACGGTACAAGATGTAAGAGTAGTAAATAAAGCGGGTTCAATCATGGGTTATAGTGATTTTGCTTATGATGTATATGGCGCTACTTATAAGCATGTAATTTATCCCTCAATTGATCCAATGATATTTGAATTAAAGTTTCCAAACCAAGATATTAAAGGTAGAGTAGTACCACTATAAAATTAAAAAATGGCAATTTATAAATTATTTCCCACAAAAGATGCTTCTATATACACTCAAGATGTAGAAATGAACACAGGGCTAGATTCAATTCTAGAAGCTTCTACTTATTTAATTAATAACGATCCTTACCTTAGTAGATATTTAATAAAATTTTCAACTAATGAGATATCAAGTACATTTTCAAATTTAATAGGTACTGCATCTTGCCAAGTTAATTTAGTAAATTACTTAGCTTTAGCTGATGGATTAAATAATACTACTCATTTATATTTTTACCCTATTTCGGGGAGTTGGGCAATGGGTACTGGACAATATGATAATACTCCATCAACAAAAAATGGAGTATGTTGGAAATATTCTAACCTATCAGGGTCTAATTGGCCTACAACGTCATTTGGAGAATACGCAACAGGTTCATTTACAACAGTCCCAGGTGGTGGGTGTTGGTTTACAGGTTCAAATTTAGGTTTAAATGTAGAAGCTTCTAGATCATTTGATTATTATGGATCTAAAGATATTGATATTAATGTTACAAATACAGTTAGAACTTGGTATAGTCATTCAATAGATAATAATAATGGTATTCCTAATGAAGGATTTATAGTAAAACAAGGACCAGAAGATGAATTTAATATTTCTATAGATAATGCCCATACATTGAGATATTTTAGCATTGATACTAATACTATATATCCTCCGTCTTTAGAATTTAAGTGGGACAATTCAGAATTTAACACAGGTTCATCTTCAAATAAAATATTAAAAACACCAGAAACCTTTATCTCAATATATAATAATGCAGAAGTATATTACCCTCAAAGTATTCCAAGATTTAGGTTAGCAGCTATCCCAAAATTCCCAGATAGAACATTTATAACATCTTCATATTATGGTGAAAATTACTATCTACCAGAAAATACTTCTTTATATGCTGTCAAAGACACAGATACAAATGAATTTATTATAGATTTTGATCCTAATTTTACAAAATTAAGTGCAGATGATACTTCAAGTTATTTTGATCTCTACATGAATGGTTTGGAGCCTGAAAGATACTATACTATATTAATTAAATCCGTAATAGGTTCTACAACAAAAGTTTTTGATGAAGGCATTAATTTCAAAATTATAAACCCATGAAAGTACAAGCTGACTTAAACAAACAGGTATTTGATAAAAAGAAATTTGAGGATACAATTGATACTGGGTTTAATCAATTATCAACAGGTGAAGATTTAGGATTTTTTGATATTAATTTAGCTACTTTAGAAGATTTTTGGTTATTATATGAAAGATTTTTTTATGATATACCTAAAGAAGGAGAAATAAATTCTCATGAATATTTAACTAAAGAAAGTGGAGCATATGCCAATAGTGATGCAATTAATGATGAGGTTCAAGTATTACTAGATGAAATAGCAGAATTAAGAGCAGAGAATTTAGAATTAAGAGCAGCTGACTTAAATCAACAATTAACCTCAGCAGGTGCTGATCCTATAAGTTTAACAAATTAAAGTAATGTATAAATAATGGCTGAAATAGATAGCACACAAATTTTAAACTTAGACCCAACCCAAGATTTATTTAAAAGAGGATTTGATAATGGGATATTATATACTCTTTATAATTTTGTAAATCATGAGCTAGACTCTAATCCTCAAAATACATATTTCATTTCTGAAATATCATCAGATAGGACTGAAATTAGATTAAGTTCTAATTTTATAGATAATGCTAGATTAGAGATTGTATATAAAGAATTTAAAGAAAGATTAGATTCTACTGATTATTTTGATGAATTTTACATTGCGTTTGCTGGAAATAACTACAATATAGGTGTTAATTGTTTTTTAGATACGTCTAAAGAAAAATACACACTACTTGTTAAATTATACGATGCTCTTCCAACTCAATTTAAAGATAAAGATGAGGTTTATGTTGTAACTAAAACAGCAGAAACTAAAGTATATAAAGTAAATCAAGACCCATCTAGTCCATCAACTGACCCAATAAATCCTGGGGTATTATTTGAAGATGGTTTTGAATTAGATAACCAATCTATAATACCAAACGAAAATATTAATAGCACATTCACACCAGATGAAAATAACATTGAACTTTACATATATGATGTAAATTTAGGATTATTAGCATCAGATTTGGGAGTTTTAGGCCCAGATGGTAAATGGCAAGGTTTTTCTGATTACACAATTACAGACCCAAATGGGGGAGATTTAGAAGATGAATCAAATTTAGGAGAAGGAGTATGTTCATTAGGACCTGAATACACAACTCAACAAGCTTGTACTGAAGCAGGAGGTACTTGGACATCTACAGATGGAGGTACTTGTTCATTAGGACCTGAATATACGTCACAACAAGCATGTACTGAAGCTGGAGGAATTTGGACATCAAATAATGAGTCTGCAAATGGTTCATGTTCATTAGGACCTGAATTCTCAACTAAAGAAGCATGTTTATCTGCAGGAGGACAATGGACTCCAAGTAATGGTTCTTGTTCATTAGGCCCACAATTTACAACTCAAACTGCTTGCGCAGCTGCGGGCGGTATTTGGTCGATCAACAAGCCCGGTGTCTGTACTTTAGGACCGCAGTATACCACACAATACGCGTGTATAGCGGCAGGAGGTATATGGCATAACAGTGAAATATATGGTGATGCTACTTTCTTAAGAGGACCTAATACTAACCTAGAAATAAAAGATTTTGTTAATAATTCTACAGTATATAAAACTAAAGATGAATTATTATCTTCACCTTCAACATCATCAAGAAATAATCTTGATTATTATTTAAATCAAAGAGGTGTTACAATAACCCCTGATTATTCTAAATTTAATGAATTTGTTAATTTTTCATCTGCAAAACAAAGAGTACAAAACTTTTACCATAAAGTATCTCAAATACAAAGTTATGAAGATGAATTAAGTATATTAAATTCAATTACTGGTAACTCATCAGAATCAATATCTGTAACTTCTAGTAAAGCGTCTATTGAAGGTAATATTACAAATTTAATTAAAAATTTTGATGGTTATGAATATTATTTATACTATATTACAGGTTCAAGTTCATATCCAAAAACAGGAACTAAATTCCCATATGAATTAAAAGATACAGGTTCAATAGAAGTATTAAATTGGTTAGGTAGTTCTAATGAAAGCAGCCAATATTATGGTGGTACATTATTAAGTGCTTCATTTTATGATGAAGATAATCAAAATTGGTTATTTTATACTGTACCTGACTTTATTAAAGAGAATGAAAATAATGATAATTATTTAACTTTTTGTAATATGGTTGGCCAATCTTTTGATGAGATTTGGCTTTATACAAAAGCAGTTAGTCAAAAGACTAACACTACAAATACTTTAGATGAAGGTGTTCCTTTAGATTTAGCTCAACCTACTATAGAAGGTTTGGGGTATCAAGGATTTGGAAATAATTACAATAATCAAGATAATTATATAGGTTTAACAGGTGAAAATAATGGTGATTTTCTACCACCAACAGGAAGTGAATTAATTACAAATTACATAGCTGTAAACAGTGGTTCTATAATTAACTACTGGGCAGATAATTATTCATTTTCGGGATATGTTGAACAAATTATAGAAGAAGGTTTCCCTTATGCAATAGATAAAGTAAGTAAAGAAATTTATAAACGTCTTTACCATAATATGGCTTATCTTGTTAAGAAAAAAGGTACAACAGCTGGATTAAGACAACTTATTAATATATGGGGTATACCAAGTACAATATTAAGAATAAACGAATTTGGAGGTAAAGATAAAGATAATTCTGATGATTATGATTTATGGTACGATAGATATAGTTATGCCTATACTCCAACAGGTACACAAAACTTTCCAAGTGCTTCAATGGTATTCCCATGGATGCCTCTTACAAGAAATTACACAGCAGAAAATGCTGAAATAGTACCAGACAACTTCCAATTTAGGTTTAAAACTTTCGGCATTCCTACTAGTTCAAATGCTGCTATAGGAAACCATTACACTCAATCTCTATTAGTTAAAAAATCAGATGGAGATGCTACTACAACAGATTTTGATTTTGGTATTAGGTTAACATATGAGCCACAAGAAACAGGTTCATATAATGGAGCCCAAAATGATGAACGTAACAAATATGGCACATTAAACTTCTTTATATCAGGATCTAATAGTCCAAATGAAACCATATTAAGTGGTTCTGGGATTTATTTACCATTTTTTGATGGTGGTTGGTGGAGTGTTATGCTTCAAAGAGATCAACACCTAGCTACAAACCTTAATGGGACTAATACAACATATACCCTATCAGCTGCTAATAACATATATAATGGAGATGATGGAGATCAAATTGGATTTGTAGGGGGGACATCTGCTTCTTCCCATTTTACTAATTTATATGGTTCTGGTCTATATGGAAACGCTTTATATGGTCCCCTTAATAGTACATTTAATAAATCCTGGAATGCTTATGGTACTACTGAATATGATGGAATTTATTTAGGTGGTTATGTTTCTGGTTCTACTGTAGGAAATATTATTTCAAACCCAGATGGAAAAATGTTTAGAGGTTCTTTTCAAGAATTTAGATATTATTCTAATGATATCTCTGCTGAAATATTTAATGATTTTGTAATGAATCCTGAAAGTATAGAGGGTAATAAAATCACAGGTTCAGAAAGTTCTTTTGATATAGTTAATTTTAGAGCTCCTTTAGGTAACGAATTAGAAAGTAATTTTGTTGTATCCGCAAGCTCAATTAATGCTACTCAATCATTTAAATCATTACATCCCGCAGTATCAGGAATGTCTAGTTACGTAATAACTTCATCATTTTATAATCCTGTAACATCAGCTACATCAAGTGATTATACTTTAAGATTATATAACCCAACACCATCATATAGTAAAACACTTAGTTTATTAAATAGACAACCTTATTTATTAGATCAGCCTGCTATAGGGGTTTCTAATAGGATTTCAAATAAAATTCAAATAAGTGATGGTAATGTATTTGGTAATATTTTATCAAATCAAATGAGTATTCAACAAGATTATGTAGTAAGTAGAAGTTACACAGATGATTTAACTAGTTTAGAAGTAGGATTTGCTCCATCAGATGAAGTAAATGATGATATTATAGCTACATATGGTCATGGTGTTATAGGAGATGGAATAGCCGATCCTAGATATAGACAGTTAAAAACAACAGATTACCCAAAATTAAGAGAAACAGAAGCAGATTATCTTAGAAAATATACTAAGGGTAATGTTCAAGATTACATAAGATTAATTAAATATGTAGATGATTCTTTATTTAAAGCAATAAAAGCATATGTTCCCGCTCGTACAAGTATTACAACAGGTATTATTATAAAGCAAAACATGCTTGATAGGAGTAGAAATATTCCTACTACTATAGATTTTGATACTACAATAGCATTTTCTCCAACACCAAATTGGGGCACTCCTATAATAAAAAGAGACATAGTATTAACCTCTTCAATATCAGATTTATTAGATGGTGAAGATAAAGATGGTCTAATATTTGGGGGTACAGGAGGTACAATGGATAGTTTTAATTATTACGGGGCTGCAACTACAGACCCAAGAACTGGAAATGCTGGTACTGCTAGTTATGGTGATGTTCCTATGAATGTAGGTCAATTCACTCAATCCTATATTGATAGATTTGATACTATTGCAGGTCAGCAGAATTTAACAGCATCAACCCAACCCGAATTTTATACTGGAGAGTTTAGTGGATCAGAATTTCCTGCTGTAACTCAATCACTATTTAACAATCCATTTTCAGCTCCCTCTTCTTTAGAATCAACCTATCATATTTCTGAATCAGTTTATGATCACATCCATGCTAAGGTAGAATTTGAAATACAATACGCAGGTTTTGGTTATTTGGATGAAACTGAAAATCCTTATGAACCAGGATTAACAGTAGAAGGGTTAACTGAAGGTTGGAATACACCTGGAAGAGGTTTAATTGTGATGGGAACTTCATCGGTTTATAGAAGTAATGCTGCAGATGGGGTTAATCATTTTTGTAATATAATGGCTGTAGTATTACCTAAACAAGATTTAAATGGTAATGATCTTACAGAATATACTAATGTAGGTATAAATGGAGAACAAATATTTTATCCTACAATAGGGGAACAAAAACAAATTCCCCTTAGAACTGCTTTTTCATCATCACTCCCAGCCACTGGTGTAAATAGCCCTTACCCCCCTACTCGAGTTAGTAAATTTGGAGTTGACTTTATGAATTTATATGCATATAGGGTAGATTCTTATTATAATAATTCTGTACAAGTTTCATCAGGAACAGAAAATGTTATGTTCAAGAACAAACCTTTTAATGGAATATCACAACCTACACTAGCTGCACCATTCTTCCAATTTATAGCATACTCATCATCACTGAATCCAGCATCTCCAGCATCTTATTGGGATTTAGGTATTACTACAGGTAAAATTACAGGAACTACAATAGGTAAGTGTATCTTAAATTCTCCAACCTCTGGATTTGGTTCTGCAATTCAAAATCAAACACAATGTATAGCAGCTGGTGGGAGCTGGGTGAACTCACCCGTAGGTAGAGTATTAGATGATACATTTACAGGTTTTGGATCAAAAATGAACAACATTAATGGTCAGGATTTCTTTTCAAACCAATTAAGTGGAACCAATGGGACATTAAATGAAGGTCTTTACAGTTCATTGGTCAATAATGATTTTATTGGAACTGGAAATACAGGTTCATCATTTGATGTTGTTAGAATAGAAGAATACCCAGGAAATGGTGGTGGTAGTAAAATAGGATCCCTCCCATCATTTACTTATTCAGATATTTTGAATAATGAAAATCCAATAAATTTATATAATGGGGTAAATGGAGTTTTAAACGCTGGAGTTTTAGTTTCAACTACAATGAGACAACCTACAAATCCTGAATACGGAATGACCTTACCACCAAACAGAATAAATGATCAAGGTCATAGAGTATTTCAATATGTAGGAGGTCCTTATGGATTACAAACCGCAAATCAGGGTCCTATAACGTCAGTTACACCACTAAGTGAAACTACGGTAATGGAAGTTGCATCTGGGCAAAATACTACGGATTTGCAATGGATGAATTCTCGTAATGCTATTTTAGGATATAGATCTCCAATAACAACAACTTACGGAGCTGCAACTACTAATGTATTTGCTCCAGGTGGTGATTTAGATTATAGAGGTACTTTTAGAACATTATTGCATTTAGGTCAATCAAATAAAGCAAAACAAACAGCTAGAGAAGCCCTTAAAACATCTCCAATCCCTATATCAACCGCGAGTATACACACATACCCTGCAGGGTGGGTGTATTATTATGAACCTGATGGTTCAGTTACAAAACCATGGGATCCTATGGTAAATGTCAAAATCACATCTGGTACTTTTCTTTCAAATTATCGTAAAAACACCCCTGTTCCCTCAGGTTATATTCCAAACAAACAAATAATAGGAGTTGGAATTAGTAAAACCTCAATAGATATTGTAGGTAATGTAAATGATTTATCTGCAACATTATTAGATTCTAATTTCCAGTTTGGTCCTGTATCATTCCCAACTTCTGCTTCTTTTAACCCAGATCAAACAGGTTTTCAATCATCTATTTTAACTGCAAATCAGAAATTCATATTTGCTACCTCCGGTCAGGATGGCCTAGATATCCCTAGTAACTGGTACACTCCTTCTGTACCTCCTATTACTTACTTTTTGGAAGGTGGCGACACCAATAATTTCCAGAATACTGATTTTGTTCAAATTTATGGGAGAACACCTGCACCTTTATCTAATGGATCTACATTACCGTTAGAAAATTTTGGTACAACTTTAGATTTAAAATCAATCTATTATTTTGATTACCCAGCAGATCTCCAACTTCCATTTTTACAAAATTACCAACAGAATAAAAGTGAAAATACTGCATCTTTTGCATTACCTGTACTTACAGATAGATCGATACCATTTTTCTTCTCTCCACTATTACCCGCAGGAAGTGTTAATTTTGATAATTCTCAATATAATGCTTTATTAAATAATTTTAATGCAAATAGAAATAATTCATATTTAATGGATATTGATTTCTCAACATCTCCTACTAATCCTGTAAATCAAGCTCAATTAATAGCGGGTACAGCAATAAAAGCAGAAATCCCAGATAGTAACTATACTGCAAAATCTTCAATAATACCTAGATATGAAGGTAGTAAAGTAACAAGTGCTAATTATAATTTCCCTACACCTGCAGGTGAAGTAGGTACAGCAGAAGATTTTAAGGAACTAGAAGATTATGTATTGCCCGAATTTTTAAATGGTGATACTGGTAGTTGGGGAGGTGATA